TTTTTAAAGAACAGTATTTTGTAACATTCTTATCGTTTATCACAGGATTATGTGGAGGAGTTGGTTTGAGAGAAGGTTTTGTTCGACTAACCAAAAAACCCCAGCCTATAAATCCTGACGATGATGACGAATAAAATTTAAAGCTGGCCCAATAAAAGCCGGCTTTTCTTTTGCCATTCCAAAAACTTTCACCATATTTGCAGTGCTCTATTTTCAACCAGGCGGGTAACCGCCGAACATATTTGTATCGGCATTTTTTATGTCCATACTATACGTATATATGATATAACGGTTTCGTACCCCCTTGATACGGCTTAATGGCCGTAACTGCCTGGTTGGTGTAGAGCAAAGGGACAGACGAAACCGTTTTTGCGTTTTCTTCGTCCCAAAACAAACAATGTTAGTTTATGCTCAAACAACCAAACATTTGTTTGCTGGGGAATAACAGTACCCTACAATCAACGTCTGCTCACGAAACGAGCTTCTTTTCCTGGACTACCGTAGTCCGTATGTACAACGTCATACCCGGTGAAGTTACCCCTTGTAAGAATGTGTATGAAGCCAAGATGTACACGACCGCTTTGCTGGGTGTTCTCTCTATGTGTTTTTTACCGCTTGTAATCGCGGCTTGTTGGGTGTATTTCTCTGCAAAGAAAGGAGGCCAAGCATGACCCAGGTTAATAATTTAGAAGAAGCCCGCTTTTTGATTTGGGCTGCAGAGAAAAATAATAAAGAGCTAAAGCAGGAACGTGATGAACTGTATATGGAACTGGCATCATTGAGATGCCGCTTATCAGAGTTGTATCCAAAAGCATCCGGACGAGGTTCAAGAACAACTATAATGACTGTAACAAAAGGAGGAAAGGCTATATGACACAAAAAGAAGCTATTCGCCTGCTTGATATCGTAGTCGATATGAACGGGCAATATACGAAACAGGAACGTATCCGTGCTGCGATGCGGTTGGAAGAATTACTTCGGTTACTATTATCGGAATAGAATAAAAACCCTGCAAGAAGTAACTTGCGGGGTTTTTTGTGTCCTTTCGGGTGGAATGGAGTGGTAGCATCTTTGTGGAAAATATTGATCACGATGATAATAGAAACATTTGCCCCGATCGTGGAGCGTATTTTGGTGAAGCTTCAGGGAGTTCTTAATTCTTCCTGGGGATGGCTGATGAGCTTTGCTGCTTTTTTGTTGAACTTCATGGCACCAGTTAAATATGCTTTCGCAGCTATGGGGTTGGCTATATTGATGGATATGGCTTTCGGAATGCTTTCGGCCAGAAAACAAGGCAAATTCCTGCTTTCGCAGAGTGGAAGAGATACACCGGCTAAGGTTATCGTATACGGTGGTTTTATGCTGGTTGTGTATGCTACTGAACGGATATTTGGTGATGATGCTTCGCTCTTAACAAAAGGTGGGTGCGCTCTGGCTTGTGCCTGTGAGTTGTGGAGTATGTTAGGGAGTGTATTGATTATTTGGCCAAAGATGTTATTTCCTAAATTACTGAAGCTGCAACTCAGGGGGGAGATCGAATCGAAATTAGGTAAGAACATTAGTAATATTTTAGATAAGGAGGACAAACAGAATGACAAAATTAAGCAGGGGAATCCGGAACAATAATCCGGGTAATATCCGTAATTCGGAACGTAACGACTGGAAAGGCGAAGTATCAAAAGCAGATAAGAAAGATCAAGCTTTTGAAGAGTTTGAAACGATGGCGGACGGAGTACGTGCCATGATGCTTTTGTTGCAAAAGTATCAGCGCTCTTACAATCTGCATACAGTTAAGGAATTGGTCGAACGTTGGGCCCCGCACAATGAGAATAATACAGCGGCATATGTGCGTACAGTTTGTAAGGAAATGCAGATGCCGGAATGTTGTGGGCTGGATCTTACCGATAAAGGAACCATGTGCGCTTTAGTGGATGCAATGTGTTATGTGGAGAATGGCATGCATATTGATATGGCTGATATTGAAGCCGGTTGGGAGAAAATGTGAATGAGGTATTGTATTTATGAACTTCCTTTTGGATGGTAATAATATGAAATATGTACGAATACTTACGATTTCCGGAATTTTGGTTACTTGTTTGCTGGGTTGTGCTGTTCGTCGTTCTGACGGTGTACACGATAGTGGAAAATCGCAGGAACGAGATGAGCTTGTTTGGCTTACAGCTCGAACTGATGCGAAGATTACCGCCACCACCACCGTCGTCGACCGGTGGAGAAATCTTCGGATACACTGGAGGAATTACGATCTTAGCAAGCCCCCCGATCAGAACGGGAACTATCCCGTTAAAAACGAAGGATGGGCTGAAGGTAGTGAACAGGAATCTCAAAATGAAAAGTCCGATATATCGGAAAATACGAAAGAGGACTCGAACGGTAAGGTTAAAACGGATCGGGAGACAAGCTATGAGAAAACAGAGAATACGGATCTGGATATTAAAGCCGGTACGCAGCCGCTCTGGTGGTGGCTGATCGGCGTGTTGATGGCAGTGGCTGGTTTAATTTATCTGTGGTGGAAATATGGAAAAAAGGATAAAACAAAGTGATGTCTGGGATGTGATGCAAACGAAGGATGAACGGGGACGCTACAAGATGTTTTCTTTCTCGTATGTGCGGTTGAATGAGAGTCGGGAGGGCAATGGCTCACCCGGCTCTATTGAACACTATGAAGCGGCTGTATTCAGCTCGATACATGCAAAAGGAAGTACGGTGAATATCCGGATAAAAGGAGAACGGTTCCCGCGTAAATTTGTGCGTTGTATGATCATCCGGATTAATGGTAAAAAAATATATGCGTAATGGCTCGGAAACAAGTATATGAGTTTGGCAATACCGCATTCCTTCAGGGAGCCGGTGCTGCTGTGATGATGACTGAAGATATCGGCTTCCTGGAAGATAAGAAGGTTACAGCAACAACTGTAACTCCGGCAAAAGGATCGACAGTAGCTAAAGATGTAGATTTTATCCCGTTTGGCCACGATGATAAATTACCTCTTCATATTATGCGGAAAATTCATGGAAACACTATTGTTGGTAGCAACATTGAATTTAAAGCAAATATGGCCTATGGTGATGGGCTTACTGTGTTTCGCAGAGAAAGGGGGGACAACGGAGAGATACAGATTAAGGAATTACTTCCGGCAGATGCGCCTGATATATTTCAATTTCTTGCAGATTGTAATTATATGCGAGTAATGCAGGAAGTGGCAGCTGACCTGGTTGTTTTTGGTGATGCGTTTGTTTATTTATCTTTCGGTAAACGTTTAAAGTCTGACAGGCCGAAGGTTGTACAGATTTGGCACCGGGAAATGTGTTTCAGCCGGATCAGTCAGCAAGATGAAAAAACAAAACGGATCGAATATCACGGTTATTCGTCTCAATGGGGAGATCAGGCTGCTCCGGATGATGTAATTGTTACCAAGTTACTTGATCGTAAATCACCTCTTTATGATTTGAAAATACGTACGGGGATGGTTATTAACCCTGATACGGCTGAAAAGAAAGATGAAAGAGAAGATGGATATACTGTTAGCCTTAATCTACCGGTTCCCGGTCGATATTATTATAATCGCCCGTACTGGTGGAGTATTTTTCTTGATTGGTATGAATTTAGTTGTGCGATCCCGAAATTTAAGAAAGCCCTCTTAAAAAACCAGATGGTTTTGAAATATCATGTATCGATCAATATGAGCTTTTGGCCGAAGCTCTACAAAGCGGAAGGTATTGCAGATGCAGAAGCTGATAAGCAAGTAGCCTGCAAAAAGAAATTTTTACAGAACCTAAATGATTTTCTTTCCGGTGAAGAGAATGCCGGTAAGAGCTTTGTATCGCATTTTCAATATGACCGGATCAATAAATATGAGGAAAACGATATCATAATCAAACCGTTAGAGTCTTTTATTAAAGGAGGAGAGTATATTGAAGATAGCGAGGAAGCAACGAACGTTATTTGTAATACGATGGCCGTGCATCCGTCGTTGAAAGGTGCATCCCCCGGTAAATCGAAGAATATAAATGGGACGGAAGCCAGGGAGCTGTTTATTATTGCTCAGGTTCTGTTTAAACCGCTCCGGGATATGATGCTGTTGCCGCTTTATTTAGCCAAAGAGATCAACGGGTGGGATAAGAATATTGAGTTCGGGGTTAAGAATATCATGTTGACCACGTTGGATAAAAATACGGGATCGGAAAAAAGCATTGGAAACGAAAAAGTATGAATATGATACAGCCTTTTATAAAAACAATAGATGATTTGAAACAGACAGTAAAGGTAAATGCTTCGCTTACCTTTACTGTTATGATTCCTTATTTGGATGATGCTTATTATAAGTATATTCTTCCCTATTTGGGTGAAGCATTGGTTGACCGATTGGGGGGAAACTTAGATAATGTCAATGATTTAAAGCTTTTTGTTTTAGTCGCCCGCGCATTGGGGCCATTGGCGTTATCGGTGGCTAGTCCGGAACTAGGGGTATTGATCGGAGATAGTGGTCATACTGTGACACGGAATGACAAATTTACTGTTGCCAGTGATCAGAAGATCGCCAGGTCGGAAGAAAGTATGCAGGAACGTGGATGGCGAAATCTTGATCAGTTACTCGAATATCTAACGGCTCATGTGAATGAGTATCCGGAGTGGAAGGATAGCCGGTATTATAGCCGGATGGCTATCGGGCGGTATCTGAATACGGCTAGTGAGTTTCAGGATTATGGGAAAGTCAATATCAATTATTCACGGTTGACATTTGAACATTTTCGCCCATTACTGGATGCTCTTGAAATGAAACTGCAGCGTTGGATAGGTCGGACATTGGATAAATCGTTACGTGAAGAGATCACAACGCCTACCGATCCGGTAAAGCAGGAACTCATAGAGTATATTCGTGTCTGGTTGGCAATGAACGTAGCGAAACTCTGCACAAGCCAGACGAGCCGGGTGCAACGTACTGCTGCCGGAGAACTGGAATTTAAACCGTTCATTTATCCCTTATATTCAGATCCGGCCGATCATGGTAATTTTTATGCCGAGCAAGTGACGGCGATGGAAGCTGTAATTACTGATTTCATGGTTGTTAATGCGGTAGAATTGGGTCTACCGACACACGCTAAACTTTGTTTTAATTCAAAAGACGGACACATATTTGTATCATGAGAAAGATCACAATTAAAGGAAAAAACTATTTTGTTCCTGGGGATTGGAACGAAATGAGTGCGGAACAGCTTTGTTTTTTGGCTGTCATATTAGCGCAAAGATGCACGATACAGGAGACTAAAGTGAAAATGTTACTGTTCTGCATGGGGGCTCGTATTCGTGGATATTATAGGGAGACAGGTGTCGGTTATGCCGTTTCTCTGCCGGATCTGAATGTTAACCTTACTCCGGAGCAATTAACTTCGTTGAGCTCTGTGTATAATTACCTGTTTTGTGAGACGGATAAGGGATTTGACCTGGATATCCGGTTAACGCGAAACCCGTTCCCTGCCTATCGTTTGAAGGATCGGACACTTACCGGCCCGGAAGATGGTTTGACAAATGTTAGTTATGGACAGTTTATCATGTTGCAAAGCTGGCAACAGCAGATGAAGAATGATTTTAATACTGCACTGGATAATTTTTTATCTGTGATCTGGAAAGATGGCAATTTTTCTATATCGGAAGATGGCCCGGTAGATTTGATTAAAGAGGTAGATCCGACGGTAAAAACCGTTATGTTATGGTTTTTTCTGGGTAGTATGCGTTTTATTCAAGAGAAATTTTCCCGTGTGTTTCCCGGTACTGGCGATAGTGACGGGGGAGATATATTCGATATACAACAGCGTATTGTTGATGAAATGGCTTCCGGCGATGTAACCAAGAAAGAACAGGTAAAGCATTGTTTGCTTTACGATGCACTTTACACACTTGAAATGGCGATCGAGCGAGACGAGAAGATGAAACAGAAGAACAAATAAAGTTTTGCTTTAGTATTATAGTTATTGGGTTAGTATTTAACCGCTCTGCCTGTGAAAGGTGGGGCGGTTTTGTTTTTTATTAACAGATAAATATGCAAATGGGTATTGGTAATATGCAAAAGTGTATTATCTTTGTATCGTTATCATGATGACGCTTGAAGGGTTAAAGGCCCGGATGGAAGATCTAATTGGCCAATTAGAATTTCATTCCCGTTTCTTTTCCATGATCCTGGCCGAGGAAATGGCAACGGAAACGGAACTACTTGAAGCGATTGATGAAATGCTTGACGAGTACATCGAATTAAGCAACCAAATCAAAAAACTTCAGAGTTGAACAGACGAGGGTTCCCCGGCCGGGGGCCCTCTGTCTGATCAACAATAAAAAAGGAGGATATAATATGAATGCAGAACAAAGACTTAAAGATTTAATTGCTGAATACCGTTCGTTGAAAACGGAGGACGATAAGACCGCTTTTGATGGAAAGATGGCTCAGGCATTAGCTGAAATGAATCCGGAAGAACGTAAGGCTTTCCGTAAGGCTTTCCTTCTTTCTGCCAGGCGTACCGTATCTGAAGCAAAAGAGATCAGGGAAGAGGCTGAAATGAAGCTCCTGTTAAGTGGTGTAGATAACTATTTATCCCTTTCACAGATCGCTCAGGATTATTTTGGAAAAACACGGAGCTGGCTTTATCAGCGTATCAATGGAGCGATCGTGAACGGTAAACCTGCTCAGTTTACACTGGAGGAACAACAGCAGTTATCAAATGCTTTGTTAGATATCAGTAATAAGATAAAGGATACAGCTCTTAAATTGGGCGTTCATTGATAACTGACATTATCAATCTTGAGAAGGCTTGGCAGTTTGTCAGGCCTTTTTTTTGTTATATCAGAAACTATCCTCATATTTGCTGTACGATAAGAAGCTGAAAGGATCTGAGGGCATGCAGTGAGTTTCAGAAAAGATATACCATTTGGTCAAAAAAGCCTGCAAAGTACGGGAATGCCCTCCTGGAAATGTAGGCTTTGTTTATTTATGGAACTAAAAGAATTTATTAAGTCTACGATAACTCAGTTATCTGAGGCTGTATATGAATTAAATGATGAATTGAAAGACAAAGGAGTAGTGGTAAATCCATGCTATATGTCTAATTCAAGCTTTGATACACCTGATTTTGGTGACGGTGTTATTGTTTCATCTGTTGATTTTGATTTACAAGTTAGCACTTCTGAAGTGAAGGAAAATAGTGGCAAGATTGGTATATTAGCCAGCGTAGTTGGTATAGGTGCTTCAACTAAGGAGGGTAGTAATGGAAATGAAGCGAGCCGAATAAGGTTTAAACTTCCTGTCGTATTGCCGTATAAGAAGCCTTATTGACGTATTCTTTCTTGAAATGTAATACCTTTTTTTATATACAATTCAATATCTTGGGCGGATGAACTGACTGTAAATCCTTTTTCTTTTCCTTCATGGGCTTTAATGGCATACTTTACACAACGCTCGCGAAGGTGTTGCTCTCTAAGGGTGCGGATATAGTCGAAAATTGATTTCATATTTCAGTTCTTTTTCACAAAGATACATGGTTTCTTGGCTATCTCAAAAAACTTTTATCTAATAGTGTTAATATTAAATCTATAACCTGAATGGATGTTCTGATTGTTATTTTTGAAATGAATAATTGTTTGTTTACTTTGAGAGAGTATATCTCCAATAGTGAAAGTAAAGAAGAATTTCAAGATAGAATAAACTTGAATGTAATAGCAAGGGAAGAAGAAAAAGAGCAGTATGAGTCACGATATGAAAATAAAGATTCATCCAATTACTGTTCTTTTAATGTTGCAGGCCTGAGATATCTTAATGCAAAGACTAAAAAGCTAATTACTAAATTGGTTCCCGGTGATATTTTGTTTTTGGAGCGAGACTCTGATAATGAGTATAATAATATGATAAAGGTTACATTTTTTGATATTATAAAAAGTGATGAGATTCTGCTAGGATATGTTCCTGCAGATAAAACTGTTTCAATAGGAGAAATAATTGATGACAATACTCAGTATCAATGCTACGTAAATGATATATCCTGTAGCTTGGCTGACAATAATATTTCAATATCGGCAGAAATTAAGTATTAACGTTATTGTTATAAGGAAAAATTTTTCTTACTTGCAATCATGATATTATGAGGTGTTATACTAATTATTGTAGCTTTTGTAGCTGTTTTATTGATAATTAGACCTTTTGTGAATAAACAAAATGATAAAAAGATGAAAAATAAAAGTGTAGAAGATTATCTGAAATATTACCTGAGTTTAGAATCTCCTCAATATGCAGTAATGATAAAAGGATCTTGGGGATGTGGTAAAACTTTTTTTGTGAAGGAGTTTTTGGATAAACATAAAGATGAAGAAACAGGAGATGATACTGTAATAAATTTGAAGCCAATCTACATAAGTTTGAATGGTATGAGAACTCTGGAAGATTTGCAAGATGCGATCAGAGCGGAATTAAATCCATTGTTATATTCCAAAACTGCTAGAATAGGAAAAGCCGTTTTAAAGGGCTTGCTAAAGACTACACTACGAATCGATTTAGATCTAGATAAAGACGGTAGGACTGATGGAGCTCTCTCTGGAAACTTAGATTCGTCAGCTATTTTAACCTTTGTCGGGAAAGATGTTACAGGAACAAAGGCTTTGTTTTTAGATGATTTGGAAAGGACAAAAATAGAGTTAGATGAATTGTTTGGCTTCTTAAATAATTTTGTGGAACATTATTCATGCAAAATTATTCTGATTGCAGATGAAAATAAACTTATTGAGAAAAGTCCTGAATATCTTAAAATAAAAGAAAAATTGATAGGGTCTGCTTTTGAAATAGCACTTGATGTAGACGTTTTATTTAATAACTTCTTAGATAAAGCTGTTTTGGAAAATCCTAATTATGGTGATATAAAGAAATATCTAGAAGAAAATAAAAAAAGGATTATTGAAATATATAAGATTTCACAATGTGCTAATTTGAGAATTCTTCGTCGAAGCATAGCTGATTTTCTTCATTTTTCGAATTTATTCCATTTTCAATTGAAAAATAAAAATAATTATGATATATTTATGAATCGTCTAATAATCATCTTTTTTATTGCTTATATTGAGTTTAAAGTGGGTAATAAAGATGGTGTAAAATATGAACCTAATATTTTTATTGATGAATATTTAGATCGAAATAGGGATGGTAAAGAAGAGACTCCTGTTCAGAAAACAAAAAATAAATACGAAGATTTCTTAAAAAAATGCAATATCTACAGTCTGCCTTCTTGTATAGAAATAGAGATTGTAAATAAATATTTAGAAAATCAACTGCTAGAAGAAGATTGTGTCGTGGAGGAATTTTCTTCTTATCAATTATTTCTCTCTCCACGAAAAGAAGAAAATTGGGTGAAGCTTAGTAGATTTGAGACTCTAGAAGATTCGGAATTTACACGAATTTACAGTGAAGAATTGGAAAAACTGAGAAATGCTGAAATATTGGATTTTAAGGAGCTTTTGACCTTTATGTCTCACATATTCTATTTTGATAAAGAAGGAATAGTTAAAGAGAATATAGATACTATACTGGAATATGCAGATACTCAGGTGGATAAAATATTTAATAATACTGAATCTTTTATAGGAATAAAAAAAACACTAATAAAATGTTGGAATGCTGGAGGATTGTCTGAAAGGTTTATAACTTTTATAAAAAAAACTTTGAGTAAACTGGAAGTTTCTGAAAAAGAAGAAGCTAAAAGGTATGTTCTGTTACAATTTTCAAAATTGAAAAATGGGGATACCTATTTTCTTGATTATATTGATAGTACACTTCCAAAATCAGATTATACATTGAAAGGAAAACCTTATTTGAAATATTTAGAATCATTAGATTTTTATTCTTATCTACAAAATTTGAGCAATACGAATTTAATTGATGTTTATGACTATCTAGAAGCTCGTTATAATGGGCATGATTTCTCTCAAACAGTTTATAAAGAAGAATTACCTTTTATAATAGGAGTAAGAGATTCGTTAAAATCTCAAGTGTTTGATGGTATTCGAGGATGGTGGATGAGACGAATCGGACGACTGTGTGATGAAACTATTGATAAAATGCAATCATAAGAATTTTATGCCTTAATTAAAGTGTAAATGATGCACCTATTAGATTGGGCGTTCATTGATAACTGACATTATCAAATTTAATAAGCCTGGCAGGAATGCCGGGCTTTTTTGTTAATATAGAACTTCTATCTGGAAAGATGTGAAACTTTAAGGCTGTATGATTGTTTATAGCTTATGTTTTACATAAAATAAAAAGAGAAATGAAAGAAAATTATTATTGTGATGAATAAATTTTAAATAAAATCATCCATGAAATTAATCGTAATGAACTGAAAGATCCTAACATTTATCCAAGTAAGTACTATGATATTCTATTTAAAGAAGATTGGATTACACGTCCAGTACAAGTAGATCAAGAGAATTATAAAATTGTAGGTACAATAAATAAAAGTTCTAGATTTAATGAACTGTATAAAAGGAAGTTCAAATCGTGAAAGAATAGAAAGGTCAGAAATGAGGTGTACTCTCATTTCTGGCCTTTTTTGTGTTTAGATATTGTTATTTCGATAATTTTCCCCTACTTGCGGTCGTATTAATGTTAAACTTTATATGATATGATTTGGATTGCCATATTATCAGTATTAGTGTTGTTTGTATTCATGGGGCGTTATTTGGCTAAAGATGAAAACAAATATAGGAAAGAGCTACATCGTAATCGATCTGTTAATAGAAAGTTACAGGGGCAGGTAACTTTAGAAGAAAATATAAGCACTGAAGTTCAACCGAAAGAAGAGGCACAATATAATTATTACTCTTTCAATGTAGTCGGAATGAAGTACTGTACAGTTAGTACCAAAAAGTTTATTGATCAAATGACTGGTGGAGAAACTGTTGAATTAGTGCCTGAACCAAGAAATAGGTATGATAAGAATGCAATTAAGGTTATGGCTTACGATCATTATAAAATGAAAGATATTCGCATTGGTTATGTTCCTGCTGACGAAACACTTGAGATACGAAAGATAATGGATGAAAATCCTTGTTTAGATTGTACGATAGATTTCATTAATTGTGATTTGGATGATGATTACTTTTCGATATCGGTAGAAATTAAGTATTAATAGCTGCTGATCCTTACTCTATTCCATAGTTTTACATTGTGAACATTTATATGTTATATGAATAATCAGAGGAAAAAATATTCATATAGTGTATAACCGTATTGAATTTTTTCCCATCTTTGCAGTGTCAAACTACGGTGAGTAATCATCGACCGAAGAGCAACGGATAATGCTCACAACATATTTTGTAGGGCTTTTTTTATGCCCTAATAGTACGATATAGGCGGCTGCCATTTCCAGTGATTTTTCAGCTCTTCGGAGATGAACTCACGTAGTTTGACGACGGGAAATGTGTGGCCGTCTTCTTTTTAGATAAATACCATGCTATAAAGTCAAACTACGTGAGTTATGAAAACAAATTCATTAACCGTACCTGTATCTGGAAGCCGGAAGCATGTACAAGTATCTAATCCATCAGCCTGGGAATCAATTGCCCGTATGTATAATTACTTTCCGAAGGCTGTTACTCCCTGTAAAAATGTTTATGAAGCAAAGATGTACACGGCCGCTTTGTTGGCTGTTCTCTCTATGTGTTTTTTACCGCTTGTGATCGCGGCTTGTTGGGTGTATTTCTCTGCAAAGAAAGGAGGCCAGGCATGACCCAGGTTAATAATTTGGAAGAAGCCCGCTTTCTAATCTATTCTTATGAAAAGAATAACCAGGAACTAAAGCAAGAGCGGGATAAACTGTATGAAGAAATTGCTTTATTGAAATGCCGGCTGTCTGAACCCCGTCCCTCGGTTTGTAGAACAACTCTAATGACTGTGACGAAAGGAGGAAAGGCCGTATGACACAGAAAGAAGCTATTCGCCTGCTGGAAATCGTTACTGATGTGAACGAACAATATTCCAAAGAGGAACGGATGAAAGCCGCCGCCAGGCTGGAGGAACTGTTCCGCTTACTCTTACCAGAAGATTGAACCTATATAAATGTCCTTTAGAAGCTCCCTTCGGGGGGCTTTTTTTGTATCCGTAAATTAACGGATGCTGTATGTATAAACATTTTGAATATTCCGAATTTCTAGCTCGGCACTTGGCTCCGATCAGGCACACAGATACCGACTGTCACTTTTTACGAAGCGATGAAGTAGAAGAAATCTCCGATCTGGAAGCGCGGATATCTTCCATCCGGGACTATGTGCTTGTTGCCATCGACGGGCACAACTCCGATTTTTCGTGGATCAATAGTGATAATCTGGTGAATATCCCTCAGTACTTTATTGCTGTACTCAAACAGAGTGAGACAGGGAACATTGACGCTGTACATAAGTCGAAGGCTGACTGTAAAGAAATCCTGATGCAGATCGTTTGCCGGATGATGGTAGACCGGGAAGAAGAACGAAACGAACTTCAGTTCTTAGAGGTTGACAGTATGACCATGCGCGGCGTGGGCCCCATGTCGGAAAACTTCTATGGTGTGATGTTGGGCTTCAATCTCCGGAGGCCGGTACAGTATTTTATCAACGAATCGATGTGGGTGTGATATGGGGGTGATGAAGAAACTTAGCGATCAGATGCGGACACCTAAACGGAAAAACTCCCTTTTAGGTGCCCGCGAAGGGTTGCCTTTTGAAATATCGCTGGAGTCGGTCAGTGCTGTTGCCCGCTACGAACGACGGCAGGACAAAGAGAAGTTGAAGCAATTTAACGATGATGTGAAGGCCTGGAGTATTGATGTAACCCGACAATTGCGGAGTAATGTCCGTATGTTGGTGAAGCAGGATGAACAGCTATCAGAATCAATTGAACCGAATGTGTATTTCCGGAATGGGGAAGCTGAACGGATTGGTTTTAGTTTCGCCCGTGAAGGAGTTTATATACATAAGGGGGCCGGTCGTGGTCAGGGTGGTTTTCGTGGCGGATCGCGATGGACTGATAAACATGGAAAATTAAAGGAGACGAATCCGCTTTCTTTCTTTAAAATGGGAACCGGGAACCGGAAGCCGATCCGATGGTTTGATCCGGTGATTGATAAGAACTTGCCGTTTTTGGCAGATGTGGTAGCGGAATATGCCGCTGATATGCAGATCGATGCGACGCGAATTTTTGTAGACAAGGAGGATAGAGAATAGGTATGGCGAATGATTTGAACAGGAGTATAAAGATTTATCTGGATAATAGTGCGGCAATGACCAGCGCGGACGAGCTCCAGAAGCGGATCGGTGAATTGGAAGGTAAGTTGTTGGATTTGCAGACGGCTGGCCGTGGAAACTCTGCTCAGGCAAAAAAGATCGAAAGTGAGCTGACAGCCCAGACCAGGAAGTATGAAGAATATAAAAGGCAGGTGGCTGATACGGAGCGAGTTCTGAAGAATTTGAGTGGTGCGACTTATAATGAACTTATTCGTGCAAAGAAGGAGGTTGATAAGCAATTACGATCTACAACCCGAAATACTGATCTATACAACAAAAGGCTGGAGGTTCAGAAGTCTATCAGCCGTGAACTTTTAGTTGTACAGAAGGAAATGCGCTTGGAGATTGCTAGCCAGGCATCTATTTTTTCTCGTGCCAACGATTTTGTCGGTAAATATATGGGGTTGATCGGAACGGGTATTGCTGCCATTACCGGTATCACGATGGCATTTGCCAAGTTCCGGGACGAACGGGATAAATTGGAATCTTCCTCTGCGAACCTTAAAGCCTTGACGGGGTTGGATGATGATAATGTAAAGAAGCTGGAAGATGGTGCAAAACGGTTATCGACGACTGTAACAGAGGAAGGTGTTCGGATCAGGCAGAGTGCCGTGGAAATTGATGATTCGTTTGCGATCATTGGTAGCCAGCGACCGGAATTGCTCAAGAATGCAGAAGCGTTGGAAAAGGTTGCTCAGGATGCCATATACCTTTCGATTGCCGGTAAAGATAAGCTGGAACCGGCAGCCAAAGCTCTTACTACTGTCATGAATCAAATGAACCTCGGTGCAGAGAACAGCCGACGGATCATTAACGCCATTGCTGCCGGTAGCCAGGCTGGTGCAGGTAATATCCAGTATATTACGGATGCTTTTGAAAAGTCGGGAACAACTGCCAAGCTTATGAATATTGAACTGGAACAGCATATAGGTTTGATCGAAGCGGTTGCGCCGAAGTACTCCGAGGCTTCTATTGCCGGTAACAGCTTAGACAAGGTGTTACTGAAGATGAAAGAGAAGGGGATTGGTTATAAGAATGGAGTGTTCGATCTTTCTCTGGCCATTGGCGAATTGGAAACTAGGTTCAAAAATGGCGAATCTGCAACCGCCTTGTTTGGGGCTGAACATGCGAAGATGGCTGAAATCCTTGTTATGAATAAAAAGGACATTGAAGATTACACGGCCGCTGTGACTGGTACGAATAAGGCTGTCGTACAGGCTCAGATCAATTCGGATACGAATGAAGCGAAACGCGCTCAGGCTCGTAATAAAATGAATTTGCTCGCTATCGACCTAATGGAAAAACTTAACCCGGCGATCATTGGAGCCATGAACCAAACGGTACACTGGACGGGTAAACTGGTCACATTAGCAACATGGGTAAGCGAAAATACAACTGAAATACTGGCTGTTGTTATAGGCTTATCAGCTTACACTGTAGCTGTAAAGTCTGCAATTATAGTTGATAAATTACAGGTATTGTGGAATGAGAAGATTATCTCTTCTTTGAAAACAATGTATGCAACTATGTTGAAAAATCCTTATGCACTGATGGGAGCCGTGGTACTGACCTGGTTACTTTATATGCGCAAAGCAAATCAGGAATTGACAAAGATGGAGGTTGTTCAGAGGCGTTTGAATAAGGTTGAAACTGAAGCTGCTCAAAATATTGCCGAACAAAAGACCGAATTGGAGCAATTTTTACGTGTCGCTCGTGATGAGTCGGAATCGAAAGAACGTCGTTTGTCAGCCTTAAAAAAGATCAATGAATTATCACCTGAATACCTGGGGAATTTGACATTGGAGGAGATCAATACAGACAAGGCAACGACTGCTATCAACAGATATATTGATAGTATATATGCGATGGCGAAAGCTCAGGCGGCTAAAGAACAGCTTGTCGAAATTGAAAAGGAGAAAATCAGACTGGATACTGATCCGGAGGCTTTTCAGGAACAAATATCCTGGCTGGAAGAAATGGAAGTCGGTTTTGCCGGTTTATTCAGCAAAGATAAGTCTGATAGAATGTTCGCTGATATGGTTGCTCGCGGAAGGGAAAGACGTGATAAAGCTAAAGAGTTACTAGATGCTCAGGCGGAGGCTCTACGTGGAATTGTAATGGATAGCAGTAAGACTATCAATGATATATTAGCCAACGATACTTCAGAGTCGGGTGGTGGTTCCAGTAAGAATATGAAGGACTCCGAATTTAAAGCGGCGATGGATTTGAAGTTGAAAGAAATGGAGAATACCCATTCGTCGGAGCTTGCCCTTTTGAAAAAACAGAAGCTGGAGTCTGAACAGACTGAACAGTTCTACAATCTTCAGGTACTTTCTTCCGATGCTATTTATTACCAGAAGCGTCTTGAACAGTTGCAAGACTATTTGAAGAAAGCCGGTAGCAAGAAGATGCAGGCGGAGATCAATAAGCAGATTGTTGATGTGCAGACGAAGCAGTTGGAGATCGAGCAGAAGAGGGATAAAGAAGTTATTGCCGCTTTGCAGGATAATCGGGATAAGCAATTGAGAATAGTCGAGAATGGTTATACCCAACAGAAAACGGTATTGGAGAAAGCCGTGGCAGAACAGAAGATGACACGTGAGCAGGCAGATGCTTTATCTCTTTCTTTAGATGCGGAAACGGCTGAAAAACGACTGGATATTTATCTGGGTTATCAGAACGACATTCTTTCTCTTGAACTGAATAATGGGCCGGAAAAGGCCAAAGCGATCGAGGATGCAAATAAAGCTGTATTGGATGCTGATTTGAAAGCTTCACAATCCCGTGCTAATCAGCAAAAAGCTTTACAGGATTTGCTGAAGGATTTCAAAGGGCAATTCAATCTTACAACAGTTGGTGAAGATACTGAATTACAGCTGAAAGTACTGGAAGACGTTTATAACGCCAAGAAGGAAATGGCTATTAAAGACGGATTGGATACGACAGAACTGGATGCTGCCTATGAGAAAGCAAAAACCAATATCCTGCAACAGGAAGAGGATAAGCGTTATCAGATCCGTCAGCAGTACGGCTTGGTTTCTCTGCAAGAAGAGTATGAAAAGGAAATGCAATGGTTACAGCAACAACGTGATCAGGAGTTGCTGAGTTTAGAAGAATTTGAAAAAGCCAAAGCCCAGGTGAAAATCAAATATCTGAAAAGTAGTTTTGATTACTATTCGGATATGTTTTCCGGCGCTGTATCAGCTTTGCAGGAGGCAGAACTGGCGAATATTGATGCAAAATATGACGCGGAGATTCAACGGGCAGGGGATAACTCGGAAGAGGTTGCCCGACTGGAAAAGGAGAAAGAGAATAAGAAACTTGCCGTACAGAAAAAATATGCCAATGTTCAGTTTGCTATTAAAGTTTCAGAGATCATTGCAAATACGGCTGTAGCAATCATGCAGGCTTTTGCTCAGATGGGCCCCATTGCCGGGGCTATTGCTGCTGCTGTAATGACAACGACAGGGGCGGCTCAGATCGCGGTTGCTAATGCTGAACGCAAGAAAGTAATGAACATGACTGTGGACGGTTCCGGAAGTGGTGGCGGTAGTGGAACGCGGGTTGCTACCGGTAGTAGCTCCAGTGCCGGGTACTATGTCGGAGGCTGGTCCGGTGATGGCAGTCCGTATGAGGTGGCTGGTCCGGTTCATAAGAAAGAATATGTTGTACCATCTTTCGTCATGAGTGAACCGGCGGCCATGAACCACGTTGTTGCTCTCGAAGCTATGCGTAGGCAGAAAACAAATGCTAACCCGTTACCCGGTTCTGTCTTGGGAATGGCAACCGGTGGTTATAGCGGCAATACGCCAAAGGAACCGGATGATACGTCTGTTGGTATCCCTCTGTCAATAATCAAGATGCTAGTATCGTTACTTACACAGTTGAATAAGGGGCCGCTGAAAGCATACGTTGTGCAATCTGAATTACAGGCAGAGCAAGATAAGTTAAATGAATCCCGTAAAATTGGTAGTAAGTCATGAAAATAGTGCATTCATCCGGGCAAGAACTAAAACTTAATCCCGGTACCGTGTTGGAAATGGAACGTAGCAATCCGTTTTTTAATGAGTATGGAGAGCAATCGCTTCCGGTAAAACTTCCTTCGGATGAGTATAATCGCAAGATACTAGGTTTTCCTGATGATATGGCAGGAGTAAATAAAATGCCCTCACGAGCAGATGCGACGATTCAGGATGGTCTTTTCTCAATTCGTTGCCGGCAGGCTATATTGTCTGCCAGCCGGAAAGATGGGATTGATACATCTTTTTTCCTTAACATCGGATCTTTTTATGAGAAAATGAAAGATGTACAATTAACAACTGTCTTTAAAGATAAAGTCGTTAAATTTTCATCACTTACCACTGCGATCAACTTTGTCCGCTCGTTAATGATTACTCCAGATCCTCGTTTTTCCTGTTTTCCAGTCTTGGCAGAAAGTCATGATAATGGTGAGATAATTTGCCTGAACAGGGTTGGTGGCCCTATTAAGCCGGACGGTTATTATACCCTGTGGAATGAACAGTACCGGGAAGAGACTGTTGATGATAAGACTGTCTCAACTCCGGCCGGGTATTATATTACTCCGTTTATTAAAGCAATGCATTTATTGGAGGAGGTTTTTAAGTATTTGGGCTATACGCTTGAAGAAAGTTTCTTTTCTCGGACAGAACCGTTTAAGTCGATGGTATTTTTGAATAACAACATTGATACTATTGTCAATGCTGAAATACGTTATGATCAGATTGTTCCGAGTTGTAATATATCGACGATATTAGATATATTTCGTTATAAATTTTGTTGTGAGTTTATTCCGGACGAAGCTCGAAGAAGTGTCAAAATTGTATTGTTTAACGAGGTTGCTGATGGAAATGCGAATCAGGATCTTACCAGATTGCTGACAGCCCCGATTAGTATCAATCATGGAGGAAAGTATAAGCAGGTTAAGTTGTCGGCAGAGAAAGGTCCTGTCTTATCTTATAGTAACGATGAAGGGAAACTGGTATCCTTAACTCCTGATTATCTTTCGAAGTCAATGTATGAAATTGCGGCTATGTATCCGGAAGCCTTTATTGATCTTACAAGGGGGTGGATTATTCGGGAAGGCTTTTCCCCAGTTGATTATGTGATAGAAAAAGTTGGTACTTTAAATTGTGGCTATTATGCCGGTGGTACACTGGAGGCTGAAAAAAAGGAGTCTCCTGATACGCTTTTTAGTATAGAATTTGAATCAAGATCAAACGGTGTTGCACCTTATATTGAAACGACCAGAGCTATAAATTCAAAAATTGTCTGGAGTAATGAACCCACACAAGGCAGTAATACAGAAAATTCGACTCAGGAAAAATCAGAATTGAAGCCTATGTTGTGCTTTACGGCTCATAGAACTTCCCGATCTGATGCTGGTACGATCTATGCCTATCTTGATACACGAGAAAGGATATGGGATTATTCTCTGGCATATAACGGCCCAGATGGATTGTATGAGAAGTTTTGGCGTAAATATGATGATATGCTCCGTAATTCGATGCGTCCTGTTACAACGAAAATGCTTTTGTCTGATATTGACAAACTCAATATATCGGCCCATGAAAAAGTAATAGTAAATAATCAGGAACTATTACCAAATGTAATCAAGTATAACATAGGTAAGAATGTTCCAACCGAATGTACTTTTTTGACAACGAAATTGTATAACCCGATTTCTTCGGCCAAATCTGAATCAGAACATTTTCCATCTTCTAAATATCGCTGGAACCGGGGCTGGTCGAATAGTGTAGGAAGTGAGTATAATTGGATGCAACTGAAGGAGCAACCACCTGTCTCATTTCTTCCCCCCCCCACGGAAGAAGAATATAGGCGAGGAGGTAGGTATTATGTGGAGACGCATGCTTGTTGGTTTGCCATAGAAATTCATTTGATGGGTAAGATACCTGTTTTGGTAAATAAAATTGAAGGAACTTTGACCGTCTGGCTTGAGCCGGTTCTGAGAGAATGGTAATTGTCCTTTATCTATCCGCTCGTCACTAATACTTTTGATCAAAAAATGAATAATGGCAGGAGTTCTGAATAAACCTGATGCACTGAATCTCTCTGGTAACATGAATCAATTTCTGTTATCCTCGACCGGTTTGGTATCCTTTATTTTGAAAAAAGGGAATCAAACCTTACTGGAGCAGAGTTATGAGCCAGGTCCCGACCTCATGGTCAGGATTGATTTGAAAGAAGTTATCGAAGGACAATTGAGTTACAATCTGGATGCCGGATCGTTGCTTTATGTTCAACCCAACCTGGCGGAAACGTTTACTGCCGTGATTGATGGTGCAGAATATAGTTTTCGGGTCGTTCGTGGTGGTGTGGCTAATCTGGCTGATACGGCGGCGAATTGGCTGAAGCTGCATTTCCTGACTTGGCAACCGCGCGTGAAACAAGTAACTTACTATTCACCGGAATGGCTAACCTATTACGCTACGGAAGCTTGCTCAGTAAAATTGAAAGCGACTTATCCGGATAAAACGATAAAAGTAATACCTCTTGGAAACTGTATTGCGGGATGTGCTACTACAATAAATATGCAATACTCGGTTATTGCCGGGAAATTGGGAAATACTTATCCTTCCTTTTATGAAGTTTGGGTAGAAAAAACAAACGGTACAAAACTTTCAGAATCGCAGATTTACGCGTTTTCTGATCCGATATCGAATGATGAACAATGGTTTCTTTTTGAAAATTCTCTCGGCGGGTTAGATACTTTTCGTGCAGGTGGAAGTAATAATCTGGCAGCAGAGCATGAACATAGTATTGCGGAATTTAACGAAGTTCGTGAAGAATATCAGGTAGACACACAACGGAAGTATGTGAAAAATACCGGATGGTTGGACCAATATACCCGGCGCTGGTTACTTGATTTTTTTCCGAGCAAAAAGAAATATGTCTATGACGCTGACTCGATCAGGCGAATTGTTGTAACAGAAAGTAATGCTACATATGTCTCGAACGATCTCCCCAGCTATTATACTTTTACTTGGCAACTGGCTGAAGTCTCGACATATCTTAATCTGGTAAAAAACGCAAACGATATTCCGGACAACCTAGTCGCTCCGGATCTGTCATCGCCGGATTTTATTTTACCCCCTCGTTTAGCTGAGTTTCCGCGGGTTACACTATCTGAGGGGGTACTTATTCCGGCATTTGATTTGTTTAGTTCAATCCCAACTGTGACGACTTACGGTGCGATACATAATACTATTAAAAATGCTGTCGTAAAGGAACTAGAAGATGAAATAGCCAAAATAGGGGATGGCGGTGGAAGCGGCAGCGGTGGTGGCGGTTCAAATATTGAGATAATTAAACTTCATGATTTGACCGAGCCGACCGATTTAAACGTATTTTCTTCTTTGCGAACCTTAGAAGAAATAAACGCATTAGCTGTTGAAATATATAATAAATATCTACGTCGTGATATAGATGATCGGGCAAACGGAACAATTGAATTTGCTAAAAACATTGTCATGGTTGGGGAAAAGGACTTTTCTATATACTCCAACAAGCAGGCAAATAGCTTTAATGAATCCGGATTTAAAATCTGGGCGGATGGTGATGCCTGGTTCGGGAATCTCTATGCAAAAAAGAGTCTGATGGTTCAGGGTAATTTGTCCTCTCCGAATTTTGCATCTGGTTTTCCGGCCGGTTACGGCTGGGCTATCACCTGGCGCGATGTTGTCAATGCAGTCGGTGTTATCGCTAAAAAAACTCATTTGGAAATCGACGATGCGACTTTCCGTGGTATTTTGCGTGTGTATGAATTTGTTTTGTCTCAAGTTTTGGGAGAAAACGGAACTCGTTTTACAGCCGATATGATGAAGGTAAAATCGGTTGATATTGCAAACAAAATTATCTACCTGGATACAGAGGAAGGTCTGTTGTATAATCCTTTTTGGACAGATGATATCGTGATGGTACAGCAGTTCAATGGGATGCCGACACCGGAAAATAATTACTACGTAACAAAACAATATGAATTTACCGTCGAAGAGACTCATATCGGAGGTTTAGATGATGGAGAAAATCGGGTAGATTGGATCAAATATAAAAACTTTGTTGGGGATGAAAGTCAGATTGCAGCGCGTGATACTATTGTTCGGGTAGATAACGAAACCAATCCGGATCGTAAAGGTGTTATCAAACAAACTTCCGTCGAGCCCGGTAGCCCTTATCAGGATATTATATATGGTATGAAAACCGATCCTGAACACGCTGTTCGAACTCGTACCGGAAAGTTGGAAGGTTTGATTACTCCGTATTGGGGACAGTTAAAAGGTTATGGTACTATGTGTGATAACCTGTATGCTCGTGGTCATTTCATGCTACATACAGGAGAGGACGTAAAAACAAAGTTTGAAATTGTCGAAGGTCGTTTGGAGAGTGAAATGTCTGCGATTCGACAGGAGATATCTGATAAGGATAACGTTCTCAGTAATTCTTCTTTTGCATCTGATACAGACAAATGGGATGTGGTGAATGAAGTCTCGTTTTTTACTGTATCCCGGAAGTTTCTGTTTTTCAACAATAGCTTTTATTCGGACAAACGAAAGGTTGCCAGCGTAGTTTCGACCGAAGGACGGAGGGTATTACGATTGAAAAAATCAAAGATCGTACAAAAGAATGAATACCTGAAGTATAAACCGGATAAGCAGTTAGAGCTTGAAGATGGAACATTGATATGGCCGACCTACTACATTTCTTTTCGTTACCGAGTCAAGACTGCCGGTGACCTGACAATAGGTTTCCCAGGACAAAATCTATATCATACCGTTCATCTTGAGTCTGGTACTGTTTTTGAAAACTATGAAGTTTCGGGCGCATGGGACGGGACCGGCGATTTTGAATTGTCTTTTTCTGGCGATATTGAAATATACTCCCTTGCGATGGCCGCAAATTCTCTGGAAGATTTTAAGACGGAGTTCTTAACCCGGATCACTCAAACAGAAAAAGAGATCCTATTGCATGCGGAGAAGATCGAGCAGGTAGGCAAGAGGCTTACCACGACCGAGGGTAATATTTCTGTTATGGCTGGCGATATCAATATCTGGGCCTCACGGGTAACAAAGGTTGAAGGTCGTATGAGTAGTGCGGAATATTCGATCATTAATGTTATTCCGGATCAGATAAGTGCAGTGAGTAGCCGTGTTACTATCAACGAAAGAGGGATTACTTCGCTGTGGCAAGCCGGATTTTTGACAAAGACAACGGCTGAAGGGGCTCTTGCCGGGATATTTGCATCAAAGGATTCAGTCACTGCTGCCAGCATTATTGCGACTGTCAATAATGCCGGTCAGGGAACGGTAAAGATAAAGGCAGATCGGATAGAACTGGATGGTAAGACTATTATTAATATCGTAGAGACAAATAGTATAACGACTAGTAAGCTGACTGTTACGGATGGAGCGAAGATCGGGGGATTTACTGTTAATTCTTATCGCTTTGTAAATAGTGATGGTAATGCCGGACTAGATGTAATTTATTCTGGAACAAAGTTCGTCTATGTTAATTCAAGATCATCAAATGCAATGATAGCTGTACGAAATGACGGAGCAACGTGTATAAGCGCGACTAACTATGCTTATCATGGTAGGTGTCTTGATTTACTTGCAAATAAGAATAGTCATGCTCTATATTCGATCGGACCTGCTTATATGGCTTTTCGTGATGAAGAAGCCCTTGTCATCGATTTGAATTTTGTGTCGGGACAACTCGGAAACATTCGTTTTTGGGGTATTAAGGACAAGGACTATGAGACGAATGGTAAGTGGTTTTCCGGACAGTTGCGTGTTCATTATGTGGATGGTAGAAGAATGTTAATGATTCAATAATAAATACTTAATGTTATGGTGATTGATTTTAGAAAAATAGCTGTGAAAACAGAGGTTGAAGGCGGCGTACGTATGGTTGATGTTGCTAAAGATTTAGGCAATTTGATTTATCGAACTACTCCTGATATCGGTATGTTCGAATTTTCAAGAGAAATTTATCACAAGGGCGAGGTAGACGTTTCGCATGATAGGATGGTTGAAATAATTGAAACGGTAAAAGTGAGCGAATTTACAGCTCTTGTGAGAACAACATTAGTTGATTTCTTGACACAGAAATTACCGGAAGCGAAAAAACTTGAAAAAAAGGAAACAAATGAAAAGGACAAAGGTTGAAACATCCGAAAATTGGAACGATTCGATTAGTGATCAAATCGCAGTAGTCTATGAAGTAGATGTATTGAAAGATGGTGAACGATCTGTTTTTGGTCGGATATCGAAAAATGGCTTGATTGTCGGAAGCTGTTCCGGCAAAAGCTCGGTGAGAAGTACATCTGTTTCTATTGATCAGGATGCTGATTTGACGAATGAAGAACGTGTACTGATCGGAGGCAAATGCGTAGAAGGTTTGTTGCACATATTCGATCAGAAAGAATGACAGTTGATGAATTAAAAGCATTAGCACAAGAAGTCAAACCCCTTGTAAAGGATATGATTGCTTCTGAGTCCAATGGTGTCGGAGAGATTAGAAAAGTTACAAATGTGACGAATGTATTTTCTCTTCCAGCCATTGAACTGATAGGGGATCGAGAAGAAGTTGTTGAAGTTGCATTGACTTCGCTGATCGGCGATACGGGTAAGACACCGGTTATTACTTTTCGGATCAATTCATTGCCTTATGGCTCTGATCCTACGATTAATAAGAGCGGTACGGATGAAGAACCCACTATTGAAATCGGTTTCCCTCTCGCGCAGGATGGAGATATACCGGTATGGAAAAAAACAGCTACCGGTATAGAAATAAAGTATTCACGGGAGCCTGAATCTGCTTATGCCTCTTTGTTCTCTTTTGCTGATGTGATGCCGGACGTGTCGGATTTTAGTCCGGAGGGTATCGCACTTTTGCAGAAGCCGGCTACCGATGCGGCTGATAAGGTGCTGGAAGATGCTGAGAAAGTCAATAATGACTTGACGAAGAGCGTTGAAGCTTTGGAGGAACGAGCTGAAACTGTTATCCAGGAAACGGGGGAGGCAAAGGGGTTTGCAGATCAGGCAACAAAAGGAGCTAATGATGCGGCTGGCCTTGCCAACGAGAAAGCCGGTCTTGCCAATACTGCTGCTCGGAATGCTGACGAGAAAGCGGCGGAAGCTAAGAAAATTGCAGATGAAACGCTGTTAGTCAAACAGGATACAGAGAAGGTGAAAAAAGGTGCAGAGAAAGCGATTGAATTAGCGGTAGGAGCTGCGGCCCTTGCAGAAAAAAATGCCGGTATTGCCGATGATGCTGCTCAGAAGGCGGCAGAGCAGGCTGGAGTTGCTGACAAAGCCGCTCAAAATGCCGATAAAGCAACTAAGGCGGCAACAGATGCATCCAATCGGGCGACAACTCTCTCAAACAACCGTGATAAGATCATCTCTGGATATTGGTGGAAGTATGACGAGGCACTGAAAGACTATGTGAATACAACCATTCGGGCCACTGGTGAAACCGGACAAGGGTTGAATATTGTTTCCCGGTATCTGACTGTTGATGAATTAAAGGCGGCTTATCCGGAGGGGGTGACAGGATGTTTTGAAATTGGATCAGAGTCCCCCTATGAGATTTGGTATTATGATACTCCTGCTGCTGAATGGCGTAATTCTGGCCGGTTGCAGGGGCCGGCTGGTATGACGGCTTTTCAAGTTTGGAAACTTCAACCTGGTAACGGAGATAAGACAGAACTTGACTTTTTTAAGAGCTTGTCACCTTATATCGGTGCCAATAAAAATTGGTGGCTGAATGGGGTTGATTTGGAAATTAAAGCTCCGGGTACGGATGCGCATTCTCCATATATTCATTCTATTTCAAAAAAATGGGTTGTTTTTGATGACGAAACGCAAAAGTATAAAGAAACGGATTGTTTGGCGGAGGGAGTCTCTGCTAAAATAGAAATTGTAAAAAGTACTCCAACTGAGTTCATCATTAAACTGATTGATGCGGATGGAGAGAAAATTTCCCCGAATCTGATTGCTCGACCGATTAGTAATAATGGGGTACTGGATATTGACCATGAGCCAACAGAAGCCGATACTCATTATGTTATTGAAGGGGTAGATTATCCTTATATGCCAGGCCAAGAGGTGCGATTTAAGGATGGATCAGACATAACTTTTTTCAAGTGTTACGATAATTCGGATGTAGGGGCAGTCTGGGAGGAGGTCGGTTCTGGTGGGACTTTACCTTTTAATATTTATCTGACTCCGGCTACAGATTACGATAATTTGACCCCAGATATAAAGTACATAACAAACAATTTACTAAACGATTGATATATGAGGAATAAGGGATTGTATATAATGGGCCAAGACGTTCGAACTCTGGAAGAGTGGGAACGCGATAATCCTATCATACCAGATAAGGTATTGATATTTGTTGAAGGGGCGAATATCGCGAAGCTGGGAAAAGCCGGTAAGCGTTTTAGTGAACTCGAAAACGCTTTTGAGTCAGGCAAAGCTCCCCGGCTTAATGAAGAGACAGGGAACTGGGAACGTTACGATGAAAAAACGTGGACGTGGGTAGATACCGGTATCGGTTTTCATTCGGGTAGAGCACCTCGTATTAACCCTGATACAAAGAATTGGGAGAACTGGGACGATGAGCTGCGTAAATATGTTGATACCGGAATTTACGCTTTAACCCCGGGAGCTCCTCGCATAACAGATAAAAACACATGGGAGGTCTGGGACCCAGATACTCGTCAATACAAAGATTCGGGGTTAGGTGTTGTTCTGGCAACTAATATTGACTGCGGAAAGCCTGGTAGTGTGCATACAGCAGAACAAGTAATAAATTTTGGAAAAGTAAAATAATATGGCTTATCAATTACAAATTAAGAACGGAACATTGGAAGAATGGATTGCATCTAATCCAATTTTGGCCGAAGGAGAAATGGGGTTGGTGATTGGCGACTCAAAGAATTTTGTCGTTGGTGATGGCGTTACGCATTTCAGCGAATTAACACAGTTGCCTTTTGGTCTTGATGCCTATGAGGTGTTGAAGAGAAACGGCTACAAAGGAACGAAAGCGGATTTCTGTCGTCAGCTTGATTCTTCTTTGCGCATGCACGAACAGCAAGCTGGCACATTGACAAACGCGGGCGCGGGTTGGAACTCTTTTACTTTTATGAAAGAGTTCTCGGAGGATGTTTATGTAATTCTAACACCGCAGGAAGCCGCTGTATTCGCTTCAGTGAAGAATATTACAAAGCAAGGCTTTCATTATTGCTTGTATGATGCGACTGGTGAAACGGTTAGCAATAATGTTGTAGTGAATTATATGGCTACTGCCGTATCTGAGCTAAACATGGCGCAGGCGATAGCGAAGGCTGCCGGATTGAACCCTTTCGACTTTGACAACCTGACGTCCTTATTTACGGACCATGCCGCGGAGGTTGTCGGGAATGAAGCGGCATACAATTTAACGAAACGATCAGGCATGGCCGCCGGTCGGTACATTTGCCACTTAACCGGTCTTAATCCGGTAACGTATTTTAATATGGTATCTATTGCGGGTGATGTTCTGGCAATGAATACTGTCGCAATTACGGCAGAGGCACTGACCTTTATCGTAATGGCTCCGGGCGCTTATGATTCTATCAGATTGGGAAGTATGCCGATGTCAAAGTATTTGGCCGGGTTAATATCCTTGGTTCCTGACGACTATTCGACCGTAACGAATTTATTTGATGACAATGCAGCGTTGACCGCGCTTATTGCTGACCGTACAGCAATGCAGGCATTTGTGGGTTCTGAGGTCGCATGTGCGGAACTGGCAGTACATGAGACGGCGTGCAGCGCCGTCGCCGGTAGCGACATCGCTATGCAGGCCGTCGCCGGTAGCGACATCGCT